CAGCATTACCATTAGTTACAGCAAGTTTTATATTATCATCATCTACTTTAATTACAAAATAAACTAATGTGTTACCTAAACCTCCTATAACTGGAGCACTACCACTTTCTAACATAACTCTATCATATGTAGATAAACCATGTTGATATATTGTAATTGTTTCATTACTAATATTAACTTGAGAATCATCGAATTCTAAAGTTTTACTTGATGCAAGGCAATCTGTACCTTCAAAATCTAATTGATGGTACTTCCAATTACCAGGTAATGTAACAGTTTGGTTAGGTGCTGTTCCTGATATTTTATTTATTGGTATATCATAACTCTTACCCATTGAAAGACCTACAGTAGGACAGTAAGTAGTAAGTGTATTAGTACTATAATACCCTGAACCTAGAGTAAATGTCGAAGTTGCTGGGCCAGAATTCCATGTAATATTACTAGAAGTTATTTCTGTTTTAGTATCTAAATGTATTCTACTATCATTTAATTCTAATTCTGGATCATCTTCTGGTAAGTCAATCATAAATGTATCACTAGATAATTTTATATCAAATCTTTCTAGTGTAAATTTATTATATGCAGCATTATGTAAAATTGCATAATACTTATCATCCATTATAGTATGATATACTAACTTATTAGGAAGTGTCCATCTAAACCATGCAGATTGGCTACGTTTGTTACCTTGTTCGTACCACTTATAACCCCAAACTTCATTCGATGAAGAGTGTAGTGTTTTATCTATACCAAATAGAAGTAAGTCATTTTCAGTTGATCCAGTTATAAGTGTTGTATCTGTAGGAAAAACTTTACCAATAATTTTACTTTGTTCTACAACTTGAGGTTCAGCTCTATTAGACACATCTGCCATTTCGTAGAACCTAGCATTTTTAGCAGTACTATTTATGAATCCTATAGATGTACCTAACGATACTGGGTTTGAGTCTGGATTAAATGCATAAGAAGATAGGTAAGTAACTTTGACAGTTTCAGGTGTAAACAATGCTTCTTGTCCAGAACCTACTAAGAACTGTTCACTAGCACTGAAAACTACTAGACCACCAGTTGCTTCGATAGCACTATATAATCGAGTTGGAAAAGTAGAACTAGATTGTAAATCAATTGGGTCTGTATTAGAGATAGCCATAGCTGTCTTAACCCAAAAGTTATAGAATTGATTAACTCTAGATAGGATAACATTTTGTTCACTAAGTAAGCAAATCCTATTTCTAAAGAAGACCATATTCTGTATAGGATGTCCTACAAAACTAGGTGCAGAGTTAGTTACATCATCTCCTGCATCTCTTTCACCCCAATCTGGATAACCTAATTGAAATACGCCATTAGTATAACTTCTACTAGAACCACCATTAATTGCATATGTCCCTGGAAGCACCCTAGTAAGCTTCAGAGGCATCGTATCCTTATCTAAGGTAGTTTCTATACCACGTGCACATACCTCTTCCCACACGCCCTCTCCGAAGCGTCTCGGGTGTATGAAGCAATCAGTTGTTCCTACCTGACCACTTACTAAATCATTAAATGTAAATGTATTAGCATTACCTACTGAAGTAATAGTTGCCCAACGGTCTTTTAGCTGACTCCCCAATGATTGGAATATAATTACATCACCATTAGCAAGTCCATGTGCTGTGGAAGATACAGTTACTTCACTACCATTTCTAGTAGCAGTACCTTTTTTTATCATATCTGGATTTAAATTTTCAGCATTAAATCTTAGATAATAATCATCTACATCTTCATTACTATTTGCTACACGTACAGTATAACCATGCCTATTGTTACTTGGTAGATTATCTATAGTATTAGCTGATGTAGTAATAATACTCATCAAAGCTTTTTCTGGAGTACTGACACCAAAAGGCTCATTAGAAAAAAGATATAAACCACTACCTACAATTTCACAGAATATTCTTTTGTTAACATTAGCATTACCTTGAACAGAATCAATAGTTGCTTTCAACTGTGATAGAATCATATTTGCAGATATATGTTCTTCAGCACTAGAAGATGTAGCTTCAGGACGAATGGCACCTCTATTTGCTCTACATTTAATAGGTGCTGTTGTCCTTACTTTTACTGTTCCTGATAATCCCTTCTCATTTGTCCATGCGATAGTATTACCAACTGCCCATCCTTCTCCACCAAATTGAAGTTTAGAAAAACATTGATAAGAATCATTATATTGTGGACCGTCTCCATCTTCACCAATATTACTTGGATCAACTACAGGTTGACACCTTGCATCAACTTCGAATCTTATTCTACTTTTACCGTTTGCACCCATATTAGGAGGTACTGTACTGAATTTATCTGTACCAGTACTAGCATTAAATATTTCTCTAGCCATTCCTTCACATTTACCATTATTATCATCTCCAGTTAAATTAGAAGCTTTGGTAAGTGATTCATCAACTGCTATAGAAGTAACTCTAGTAGTTTCATATATATTATTATTATCAGGATCAAAGAAATCTAATGCATACTGTCTTCCATATGCTAATGTTTTGATTTCTACATATGCTTCATTCAATTGAGGATGAGATTTATCTTTATCACTTGTTAAGATTGCTGTATCTTTACGTCTATTAACAAAGAAAGTAGTTTCATTAATAGTTAAAGCTTGAATGTCGGAAGATTTTTCATCAGTTAAAGAACTGTTATCTAAATAAGTTGCTTTGTTAGTACCAGCAACAATCGAATAATCAACGGGTATTGGAGCACCGTCACTACATCTCCATATGTTAACAACACCACCATTTGTGACTTGTCCGATATATTGCTCTTCATCTGTTGTATAAATGTTAAACCATTTTGTATGCGATCCTGTATTAACAGCATATGTTTTACTGTCTCCATAAGGGTTACTTACAGTGGTTATATCTTTTACCAAATGACTACCAGGACGTTTAGTTAATTGACTTACAACATCAGGTATACCATTTTTTATATCAACAAGTTGTCCTGGTATTTTTCTTTCATCTGGTTGTGTAGACATTCCTAATACATAGTTAGGAATTTTCTGTGTTATACTAGCCATTAGCGTCTTAACATTTGATAAGGTTTGTAAGGTTGATACGCAGATTCATCAGGCCATCCCATATAATTATGGTCCCCTTGATTGCATTCGTATTCCATACAAGCAGCCCTTGCTTGCTGTTCAAATACACCTAACATTTGCTGTAGTTGTTGGTTAGATACCAGCTGTACTGCAGCTCTGCCTGATGCTTTATATACTATATATCTTTGGAAAGGTGCAGGTATATCTTCAAATTTTAATCTTCTTACTTTGTTAACATAGAAGTATTCATCATCTGGATATTCAAATGTATGATTAACTCTATCATACAATTTCCATAAACCATCTGCTGGATCTTTTCTTCGTACAAAGTCCCTTGTTCTATCCCATTCATCTGTATTATCTATACGGATAACATCAGATTCAATTATGATTTTATTATCAGTTGGGTTAACTGTTTCTTTTATATGATATTCAATATTGAATGCCCATCCTTCGTTTTGGATGTCTTGGTTAACTTCTGTAAGGATATTATAGATAAAGGATATCTCAGGGTTAGCAAAATCTATCCCATTGATTGGAGATTGTCCAATACTACCAAGAATCGCATTGACTGCGGATAGTTCGGTATCGATATCAACGGTTGTGGTAGCCATAGGTATAAATATTTGTAAATAAAAAAAGGGGAACCGAAGCTCCCCTATGTTGTGTTAAGTATACTGACCTGCAACGACAGCACAAGTGTCAAGAACACCTGATCCGCCTACAGTATTGTATGCTAAACGTAAGTTTTTTGTTGTGGAGGCAACAGCTGATGCGTTACCTGATCCACTTGTATCTGATGGAGAGATACGGGTCTCTGTACCTTGACAAGAACCGTACTCACCAACTGCTGTTGGGACTGCCATAGTATTATATTGTTATGAAACTGTTCCTATGTTAGCAGGACTCAAATGCTTCCTACCATACTCCAAAGGAGTAGGTGGGTTTTTAGTGATTGATTTGTCAACTTGACCTATACCACTAAGGTTAGCACCGTTCCCTTTAACTCTAGTAATAGTTGTAGATGTTCCAGGGTTAAGTGACATAATTAGCTACGTGCGGAGGTTAGTTCAATAGCACCTGCTGGGTTTAGAGTTCCGGCGCCCATTGCGAGCCTTCCGACAAGTACATCTCCTTGGTATAGAACCGAGACATCCCCGCCTGTAACTTGGACTTGAGGGCCAATGGCTTCCACAATTCCAGCTACATCACGCTGATAGATAAGTCCACAGTGAGTAGAGAAGTCACCAGAGTAATCATTGTTCTCACCAGACTGTCCATTAACTGTACCAGCAAGGAAAGGTAGGTTGTTAGAACGCTTGATCTGAATACCAGCAATTTCAACTAGACCTTCACCAGAGTTTAGGTTACCTTGTGAGTTACCATAGTCTCTGTTTAAGATGTTAGATGAT